ATAAAAGTAAACGTGGTGTCTATCATGGTTACAACCTAGATAGGATCACAGATGCATCACTTGCTGATGGATACATGTTGATGGGGTTAGTCTACACCGACGAGGATAAGAATTCCGACTTCGTTGACAGGGACCGCAATCTGTTTGAGATTGCATTCCTTAAACGGAAAGTTCGGATGCATCGTGGCCTTGGCCGTCCTGTCGCGATGTTGGATCTGAACACAATCATCCAGAATATCCAGTGGATGAAACGCCCCAAGGATGGTTCGGATGGGCTTCTAATTTGGGAAACCAAGTTGGACCGCTTTCTTGATGAACTATCTATTCATGAAGATGAGACTTGGGATGTTTGGTACCATCGTATTCGCGATGCGTACAATAGTGCTGCACTGGGTCTCCCGCGTAAGGGGGTCAACTTCTCGCTCACTCGGGAAGAAAGAGCCTTACGCTGGTGCAGCGGTGACCTCACTTTGTGAGGTCACACCAGCTTGAGTGAGCATGTGCACATGGATGGTCCCCATTGTGTACATGGGTCCCCTATTTAGGATGAGGTGTCCCCAGGCAGCCCCGAAAAACCTCGTTAGGACCATAGGTGATTTGCTTTGAGCAGAGCTTTTCACTGAAACTATTAGTGCTTGCTACTACAAATCAACCACATATGTCCACTCTTCAGGACACCCAAAAAGAAGACACCACTGCTTTGAATGTTTCCCATCCTGTTTCTGCTGTCCAACGGGCCGATTTGCCCGCTCTGTCTCCGCATCTTGTAGAATCGCATCTGCCGAATTCTATTTCACAGGTTGCTGAGTATCTTTCCAAGCCAGTCGCTGTAGCCAGTTTTAACTGGACCACCTCTATGGCGACCGGGCTTATTTTGAATGGTGCCCTTGTGGGGACTGATAGTTGGGTTTACTTTTCATCAGTGCCGATGTGGCGTGAGAAGGTGCGTGGCTATTTGGGTCTACGCTGTACACTTGTACTCCGTTTGGAGCTAAACGGTACGCCCTTCCACGCAGGACGCGTTCGTCTTTGCTACTACCCGGGCGCCGATGTCTCCCGGGGAAAGTTCCGTCAGCACATGTTTGACTTTGTATCCCTGTCTCAGTTACCTGGTTGTGATATCGAAGCTAACGAATCCGCAGTTGAGCTGCGTATTCCTTACACCTTGATTGCTCACTTCATCGAGATGACGAATACTTTGCCCAGATCGCACGGGCGCATTGTGGTGGCTGTCGCATCCCCGCTTTCTGTGGGTGCCGATGGCGCCCAGTCTGTTGGGATGCGTTTGTGGATGTGGCATGAAGATGTCGAGTTGTTCTCGCAGACTTCCCAGCCTATCCAAACGCAGGGTTTTGAGACGCAGGGTCCAGAGACTCTGTCCGCCTCTAAGTCGTCTCAATCCCGCGTAACCCCATCGGATGTTGAAGTGCGCCCTATTTCCTCTTTCTTCTCGAAAGCTGCATCTGCGTTTTCTTCTCTTTCTGCTATACCTTCTATTTCGGCTGTTGCCGGTGCCACTTCTTGGGCCCTGGCCACTGCCGCGGGCGTGTCTTCGGCACTTGGTTTTCTAAACCAGCTGCTCCAGGCACTATCATTAGGATGTATAGCAATTTACATGGGACGACTGCCAATTCTGATGGTGTTGACGCATCACATTCTTTGGCTCTTACTTCTGAGGCCAAGCTACGTCTGACGGATTATTATAGTCCGGCAGGTATGGATGAGATGTCGTTAGCTTATCTGAAAAGGCAATTTGGATATCTTGGTACGTTCAATTATACCAAGACGCAGGACCTATTCAGCAGCATATATACTCTGCCGCTGGCACCCTTTAACTTTAGGGTTACGACAGGTCCTACGCAAGTTTATCACACACCCATCAGTTGGCTCGCAGGTATGTTTCATATGTACCGCGGATCCATTGAGGTGATGATTAAGATGGCAAAGACATCTTTTCATCGTGGCAAACTCCAAATTTCTATCGTCCCTGGTAATGCTCCGCCCACCCTTTCAACCCTTGATTCTGCCTACCTCCACCGGCAGGTGATAGATTTGGCAGAGGGGAACGAGTTTTGCCTTTCTTTTCCTTTTATGATCCCCCTCAACTACCTTCCCACAGACGTTTCCGCAGG